GCCAAGATCGGAGATGATAGCATAAGTGATCGTGAGAGGGATAAGAAACAAACAAACGTTAGTTATGTGCTTAATCATGATACCCCCCATTGAGTAGCCATAGCATCAGCAATTCCCTGGTAGGTTTTACTACGTTCCTTCCAACGATTGGGACCGGGGCTAAGTTTATTCTGTCCGCTAGGAGTTTGATTAGACCAGTACCCACACTCTGGCTTAGTAAGTACCTCAGTAGCGCTCAAAGTGGGTAACCCCTTTAACCAAAGACAAGTAGCCTTAGCCTCAGGATGACCAAACATCCATGGCTGGATGATCTGCTCCGGCTTCCTAATCCGAGAAGAGATAATACTAATCGGGTTCTCAATAGCAATCTTATCAATAGGAGCATCCATTAACCGTTGAACAAACTCAAGGGCTTCCCTTTGTTCATTAACCTTATTCTTAAACCATCGCGCACCAGATACAGCAAGGTGAGTGCAAGGTGGGTGAGCAATCATAAGGTCCCAACCATCATTGATAACATCAAACACATCTCCTTGATAATGTGGGCCATCAACATCAGTAGGCAATAAATCACAGCTCATTGCATCATGTCCCTGGGCAATGAATGCGTCTCTAACAGTGCCAGAATACTCACAAGCAATTAAGACTCTCATTGTGATTAACCTTGAATAGGTAGAGGGTGTTTACCATCAAGCAGCGTAGCTACATAATGGCCGGGGTGTCCGTCACGCAATAGCTTAGCATCAACAAAGGCCTGAGCCTTATCGCTATACCCAAAGCGGCAACAATACCATTCCTCCCAACCATCATTGTCATCATTAGGACAAGCAATCCAAATAAACCAGTTCATTGTAGTCTCTCAGGATAGTAAGTAACTTTGAGATCGTGATCATCTTCATCAACATCATCATTGCTGGCGATGTCATCATAGGCTTGATCTTCCATCCGTTCATACCATTCATCTAGTTCATACGTGTTGAGAAAGTAACTCACTTGATCAGCCTCCGATAGGTTACCCATGTGACAGCCTGAACTTGTGTTGGGGACAATTCAACACCGCAGAGATCCATACTACGCTTTGCCACTAATTGATAGGCGCGTTGAATAGTCTCAAACAATTTAGGCGTTATGCTGGGGGTCTTTGTTGTTGGAATACGTTCCCCGATAAAGATAGCGTAGGCGTGGCCATCAACACAGACAGCATTCTTATCTCCCATGATTGACCGATAGAATGCTACAACTTTCTGACCATTTAGGATACTAGCAATAGCCTCAGTGTCTACTGATTCTAAGCTAAGAATGTCGATGGCCTTCTTTTTATTAGGGTTGAATGTGCAAACTTTAATTGCGTTGTAGTCTCCCCCAATAGACCATGTTTTAATCATAGCCTCAGCGTCGATACAATTCCTTTCCCATTTGTTATTTGGGCTAAGTGCCGCGATGACGCCGACTGCTTGGCCCATAGTTAGGCCATCGTAGGTATGTATGAAGCGCACCGCTAAATTATAGGCGCGATCATACCAATCAAGACCCTCAAAAATGTCTGCCTGGCTTGCTAGTTGAAGCATTCCAGAGATGTGGCGAGTGTTAGCACGCATGATCAAATAACCTCAGTGGCGATAAGGAATTCAGAATCAATACCAAAGAACTCAACTAAATCATCAGGATTGAGTGATTCAATAAGAACATCATCGACATTCTTAATAATCACCTGATACGTACCATCATCACGTGTGAAATACTCATTGAAATACCCCTCATCCATGTATTCATCGACAGGGCATTCCTGATCAAGTGTAAAGCGCAGGTTGATAAGTTCCATGGTTTTAGTAGAGTTGTTGTTGCATCATAACATCATCTTCCATAAGCTTTAGAGTATGTTCATTCCATTTACAATCAATCATTTCCCCATCATTATACAATTCAGCAATCCAATAATCATAAATCATAGCATTAACATCAGCAAGGTTAGCAAATGCTTGGGAAATAGAATCCATAATTTGATTGTTGTTCATGTCAATAAAGTTGCGAAGGTGTGATCGTGGAATCGTTGATCTCATTAATGCAAGTAAATCCTAGATCCTCCATAATGGTGAGAGTTGTAGGAAGTAAGGTTTTAAATCCGCTCAACTCACAGAGTAGCTTAGCAGTGGCGTCAACTGGATAGCAACGGATGTTGCCATAGCTAGTGGTGATGCGGAAGGTTGCGGTTTTCATAATGAGTAGTCTCAGCGAGTGTGAACAATTAAGCGTTGACAAATAGCTCATCATAAAGAGCAGGCGCGTCCATTGCTTTGATGCACTCATTCAAGAATTTAATTTCGTGAGCATGGAATTCCATTTCACGCTTAGCTTTAAGGTAGGCATTGCGTTCATTATACAATGCACGTTGCATTTCGACTCGGTTCATGATGTTATAAAGTGTGCCCGACTCAGTGTCAGGCAATACCCTAGCCCACTAGCGAAGTGGGAAAGATCACAACAATTCTGTGATCACACGGCTGGCCGTGCTAGGGCGGTTGATGCAATACCTGGCCCGCTCCTGTCCCATGGCAAGCGTTACGGCTTAGTGATGGCTAGCAGCGTTCCTGCTTTGCACTCACTCACTGGCCTGCATGTCTCAGACAATCACAGTCGGGCGGATTATTCAGTTGTCTAGGTTCGGTGCTCAGCCTACAACCTATCAGGGCTCAGGTTGGCAGGTTGTTAACAATTTGAAACAAAGGGCGGACCGGATCGTATTGATGCTGGCCCTGTCGGTTGGGATGGGCGGGTGGCGTTCCCGCTTCCCTCACCGATGACCCCAAGGTAGAGCCTAACAGGCCCAAGGGTCAAGAATCACGCAACTTTCTTAACATTCTCAACAAGGAAGCGTTATTGCGAATCGCACAGATTTTATAGCAAATTGAGACGCACGCGACACACGCGCACGCGTTACCTATGTAGCACTGGTGCATTTGTACTGCTGCCCCTGTCCAAACCCTTGCGTATCTGTCTATTGAGCAGTGACGCAGCCTAGCCAGGGCAAGGCATTTGGCCCTGTCCACAGCGGCTTGGACACGGTTTTGGACACGATGGGGCCGGGGTGGCCAAGAATTCCGGCAGGGAGGGGGGCCATGGGGGCCGCCGGCGCCGCCGTACATGCGTAAGGACTTCAGAAATTTGTGTCAAAAATCATGAGTGACACCTAGGAGCCCCGCTAAGGGCCCTCTGAAGAGTCGGAGGTGTCCTCACACCTACGGGGAGTCAGAGGGCTGTTCAGGAGCCGCCCAAGGCGCAGTGAGACGCATCTCGTCAAAGAAGTCACTACCCGATTCGGAATAAACAGGAGGCGACACAACAGGAGTAGGTGGGTCAATCTGTTCATATTCTTGGATAGCATCATCAATGGTGTTCTTAATTCTTGCTTTTATTGTTCTCTCCTCCAGCCACACCAACAACCCAAGAAGAAGGAAGGCCGCCCAATCAGGCAGCCTCAGCTTCAAACCACGGTAAAGATACCGGAACTCATTTAATTTTAATGGATCACTTCCCATAGGTTAGGCATCTCCTTGTTGAGGATTTGATAGATCTGTTCAGCAATCTGTCGGTGTTCAAGTTGAGTCCCTTCCTCTCGCCTTACACTCAGGTAATGAATCCACGACCTAATGGTTCCCGACATATAAAGCCGGGTAGGACTGTTCATGGGAAGAATCTTTCTTGCTGACTCCTTGGCAATCCCACAACTCAGCATTTCCTGGTAAAGGTGTTCCAGGTCTTCAAAGACAGAACTGATGCGTCGATAGAACGCTTGTGTTTCTTCCCGAGAAAGGTCATTATGGGAAGCTTGGCGGTTCTTCAGATCTTGACGGCGGAGGTGCGGAATCTCCAGACCACCCAACCCATCAACCGTAGACGCGTACCGTTGACTGAATTCCTGAAACGAGAAACTCCGATGCCTAAGGATCTGTGCGCTGATGTCCCTAGTGGTATTAATCTCCACGCAGGCAGAGGCCATTTCAAACGGACTCCAATGGTTATGATTAACAAGATACCTGAGTAGCTTCCCTGTTGTATCCAACGTCTGTTGGCCTTTGGGATTACTGACTCTTGCACAATACTCAATGGTGTGTTCTGCTGCTGGTGTGATCCAGATGAGACGTACCTTAGAAGCGTTAGGAGATTCGAAGGGTTGTTTAATGTCGGGTGCCATTAGTGATAAGGAAACAGTTAATAAGAATAATAATATTATTTATATTGTTATTTTTCTTTCTATAACAGCTGTATCGTAATAGGTCGCTATGTATCACATCGCTACCTATCGCTATACATTCTTCCCCTAAGAACAATAAAGAAGAATATTAATGTTAATATTATTATTAATATTATTAATTAAGATAATTAACAATATATCTAACAGTAGGCTTCGCATCTACTGTCTAATATATACCCCCTTTCCCCCTTTTGTTTGTCGTCCCCCTTGGGGTCTTTGGCTGGAAATGTACAGGCGCTTCGCTACCTACATAGGAAAGGAAGAGAAAGATTTGTCATCCTCCCCTCCCTTCCGTGTCCATACCCCATACCCGTCCCTCTGGGTTGATAATGACGGGATGGTGTTTCTGGAAATCAGGGACTTCTAGAGAGGGAAGACCTTAAAGGGAGAGACCCCCCCCCCTCTGTAGTCTCCCCCCTCCGTTGTCGCTGTTTCCACACCCAAGGAGCACCACTTCCCTGGGTAATAATGGGCAACCTTTTTTGGACCAGTCATGGTAAGGGTTTTCAGGGAATTTAGATCCACGTAAAAATGGGTCCTTCTTCGTGGGTAATGGGCTCGTCAAAGGTGCTTCCCGCCACAAGCAAATCAGTCGCCAGGGTAGGGGCATTAAGGAACCCGTCAACCATGTTCGCCCATTGCTGTCGGGAATGGTCGATGGCCTGTTGTTGGGCGGAAATAGCGAGGACATCTTGAAAGTATTTGACCCCAAGAGCAAGCGCGTCAACCCGGTCATCATGCTTTACGGCCCCCTTTTCGCGGCACATGCGGGTAAGCTGGTACATGAGCATTCGGGGAAGCCGCTCTTCGGGGGCTTGGTCGGGGTTACTCCGGTAGTCCCAGTCAATGAGGCGTTGGTCGATGATCAATCTATGCTGGTTAAGGACGGGTTCCAGGGTGTCAATAATCCTGTCCTCTTTCCGGGTGGTGGCGCGAACCTCCTCAAAGTTCATACCGACCTTCATTTCCTGAGCATGTTTCTTCATCAGCTCCATGATGGCCCCATCACCGAAGTTAGACTCGATGAGGCAAGAGGTAGCACCGTATCGCTTTGCCCGTCGTAGGATCTCACAGAGGGTTTTATCAGAATAACCATCCTGACTAGCAAAAATGTCCCGAATGAAGAGGAACCCATTAATCTGTGAGAGAACTACGGCAACGGTCTCGTCTTTTCCTCGTCCGGACGGATCAACGGCCACAATGGTTTCCCCGTAACGGACAAACTCCGAAACCGCCTTAGGCCGGTGCCATCTATCTCCAGGGAGAGCAACAGCAGGCAGATCCAGCAGAGTCTCTTTGTCGGCACCCCAGACAAGATCAGACGGACCCTTTTCAAGATCAAGGGGAAGAACTGAGAAGTCACTAAGCTTGAGGGGGAACTTGAGGGCGTCACTAAGGCTGGTATCCAGCATGAATTGAAGCATGAAGTTTGAACGACTCATGCTTTGTTCCCGTTCAAGAAGGTTAATCTCCGAGAAGCGAGTATCTGTTGGGGTCCAGCTCAGGGTGTCGTGTCCCTGTGTGTCGATGTCCCCCTGGAGTTGCGGAGCAAGAATGTCTTCATACCCAACAAGGTTCTTTGGATACCGGGCAGGCCAGACAAAGGGGCGGTAGTTGCGTTCCCTAAGGGTTCGGTAGATGGTAAACGTGGTCTGAGGGGTTCCCAAAAACACGATACGGCTGTCCCCCTTGGGGGTCAACACTGATTCCCCTTCCGTCACGAGTTGAAGAAGCTTTTCGCGCATCATGTCGGTGGCGGAGTTTGAGGGAACCTCCACGTCATCAAAGACAATCAGGTCAGCACGAGAACCAGTAAGCTGGCCGGTAATGCCAACACTCTTTACGGATGGTGATTGGGCAGGGCGACACCCGGCAATATCGAAAGACACACGGCTCCACCGTTGATCATCATCCACTGGACGCATATGTGAAAGCCAATCACATTCAAGAATTAATTTTTGAATAAAGATTGTAAAGTCATCCGCCCTTTGTTTACTTGCGGATACAACAAGAATCTTCTTGTCTCTGTCATTCCAAAGTGTCCACAACACAAAGGCAGCAGCAATCCAAGACTTACCAAGACCACGAAACGCTTGGATCTGTAGTCGCTTGGGTCCGTTTTGAAGGTACTCCGCAATAGCAAGTTGAGCCCTTGTTGGCCGAGGCAGGTCTAGCGACTTCCATACAAGGGAAAGAAAAACAGGGAATGAACTTGAGATACGCTCCTCTATGGTCCTCTGAGGGGCCTCTGGTGTCTGTTTGGGCATAGGATACCTAAGATGGGGTGGAGGGGCCCTGTAGGGGCGTACAGGACCCGATTACGGCTATTTACGCTTCTTACTCTTTCCAGCTTTGGAAAGTGCAATGGCAATGGCTTGATTTTTTGGGTAGCCTTCCTTGGAAAGCTTGCTGATGTTTTTAGAAACGGCCTTTTGAGATTTCCCTTTACTAAGGGGCATAATTAACCACACTTCCAACGCTTAAGAGCAAGTGCCTTACGGGTTGGTTTCCCGCTTGGGGTTTTCATTGGTCCCTTGACACCACCCATGCGGGCACAGAAGGACCGTTTACGGGGGCCGCCTTCGGGCTGAGGGGCCTTTAGGTTACTACCAGTAGCAGCGTTATACTTGGCTCTGCCTTTGGCGGTAAGGCCCCCCTTTTTGGATTTCTCTCCACGTCCAAGGGACAAAGAAGGATTCTTTTTGGGGGCCATGATCTTACTTCATTTCGGTGGTGTATTTTTTACCACGCCAGGAGAAGGTCTTTTTCCCAGCCATGCGAGAAGCCTTAAACGCCTTGTCGAAGGAACCTTTGTCCATGCCACCTTGCGTCAGACGCTGGGGCACAGCAGGACCTTGACGGGGCTTATAGTCGCCACGCTTCATTGCGGCGGTGAGAGTACCTTTGGCAGCAGGGCGAGGGGACATAGCAGCCATAGCAGCCCCAGCAGGGCTCATCATGCTACGGATGGTTCCCAAGGTTGCAGCGGCCTTAGCAACAGGAGCCATACCACGACCCATGGTCACTTTAGGATTAGGCTTTTCATAAACCCCTCTGGCTCCAGAAGGCCGGGTATTTTCTGCGGAGGTGACTTTAGCTTTGCTGATACTCTGACGGCCACTGCGACCTTCGCTTTGAGCACGACCATCAGGGCGACGAGTGATGCCACTAGAAGTGGTCTTAGCAGCAGCACGATTCTTGCTGGCTTGGCTGGGCTTAGCACTAACTGGGCGAGGAGATTTGCCATCAGCACGTGGCCTGGTGTATCCAGTGCCTTTACCAACCGTAATAGGTTTCTTTTTAGCAGGCATAATCTTAGCCTTGGGTAATGGTAGCAACAGGCAGAGCAAACAGAGTGCCAGCGCCGATAAGGTTGCAAGTCAGAACATCACCAACGGTGTACCACTGGCCACCACGCACAAGGGTAGAAGCCGTCACAGCACCACCAGAAACGGTCAGGGTAGCAGTCGCACCATAGCCAGTACCGCCCACAAGAGCCACGT